CGGATTTGTTCGTAATTGACGACCCTCACTCGGAACAAGACGCACTTTCGGAGACTGCATTCGACCATGCGTACGAATGGTACACCTCTGGGCCTCGCCAACGTCTCCAACCGGGCGGTGCAATCATCATTGTTATGACTCGATGGGGTAAAAAGGACCTAACAGGCCGACTTTTGGCGGCACAGGGCAGTGATTTGATGGCGGATCAGTGGGAAGTGGTCGAATTTCCGGCAATTTTGCCCTCTGACAAGCCGTTGTGGCCTGAATTTTGGGAAAAAGACGCACTTTTATCGATTAAAGCGTCCCTTCCGGTTCAAAAATGGAATGCGCAGTGGCAACAGACGCCAACAGCGTCGGATTCTGCGATAATTAAGCGAGAATGGTGGCAACCTTGGGAGAAGGAGGACATTCCACCAGTAAAATATGTACTTCAAGCGTATGACACGGCGTTTTCTAAGAAAGAAACCGCTGACTACTCAGCAATCACGACGTGGGGCATCTTTGAACCCGATGAGGGTGGGCCAGACAACATAGTTTTGCTCGATGCTCGACGAGGTAGGTGGAATTTCCCTGAACTGAAGGAGATAGCGTACGATGAGCATGAATACTGGGAGCCGGACATGGTTTTGGTCGAAGCAAAAGCGACGGGTACACCACTTATTGACGAGTTGCGGCTTCGCGGGATTCCGGCACTGGGCTTCTCACCGGGCAAAGGGAATGATAAGATAACTCGTATGCACATGGTTGCGCCGTTGTTTGAAGCGGGAGTTGTGTGGGCGCCAAGCGACAAAAAGTTCGCGGATGAGGTCATTGAAGAGGTGGTTTCATTTCCTAATGGCGATCATGATGACTTTTGTGATAGCATGACGCTAGCTTTAATGCGGTTTCGGCAGGGGGGTTTCATCTCTTTGCAAAGCGAACTGGAAGACACTGAACTAATGTACCGTCCTAAACGGGAGTATTACTAATGGCACTGCCACCAATTGTATCATCAGGAAACATGCAAGGGGGTCCTCAAGAGGATTTACCCGGAGTAGAAGTAAATGTACCTGAACCCATGAACTTTGAAGACGGCGCTCAAGTCACAGAGACTCTTGATGGTGCAATCGTCGAGCAAATAGCGGAAGCTGAAGAAACGGCTATGGCGCCGTTAGATCACACTGCCAACTTAGCGGAGTATTTAGATGAAGCGTATCTTGGAGAAATTTCGTCAGAGTTGCGTGCGTCTTATGAAGATGACATGGACTCTCGTTCTGAGTGGGAAGAATCGTATACAAAAGGTTTGGATCAACTGGGTGTCAAATATGAAGACCGTGTACAGCCTTTTGAGGGAGCTTCTGGTGTCACGCACCCGTTGATCGCGGAAAGTGTTACTCAGTTTCAAGCGCAGGCTTATAAAGAGCTTTTGCCGTCTGGTGGCCCTGTAAAAACACAGGTGCTAGGTTTACAAGACCCTGCTCGTGAAGAGCAAGCGGCACGAGTTAAAGATTTCATGAATTACCAGATCATGGAGGTAATGGAAGAATATGACCCTGATATGGATCAATTACTTTTCTATTTACCGTTGTCTGGGTCATGCTTCAAGAAAGTCTACTTTGACCAAGCAAAGCAGCGGGCAGTGTCTCAATTCGTTCCGGCGCAGGATTTGGTTGTTGACTATGCTGCGTCTGATTTAAACACGGCCTCTAGAGTCACACACGTTCTACGCATGGACGCAAACCAAATTCGTAAGATGCAGGTTTCTGGTTTCTATCGTGACGTAGAGATGTCTGAGAACGATGACCAAGACGACATGGTCAGAGAAAAGGTAGACGAGATTCAAGGTACGAGCAAATCGTACACTGATGACGTATATACAATTTTAGAAATGCATGTAGACCTTGACCTAGAAGGGTTTGAGGACATTGACCCAGAGGGTGAGCCTACAGGCATAGCACTACCTTATATTGTTACTATTGATGAAGGATCAGGGGAGGTCCTGTCTATTCGTCGTAACTGGACAGAGGGTGCACCTCTGGCAAAGAAACAACAGTATTTCGTTCACTTCAAGTTCATGCCCGGTCTAGGGTTCTATGGGTTTGGATTGATCCACATGATTGGTGGTCTTGGTCGTGCGGCAACGAGTATTCTCCGGCAGCTAGTCGATGCAGGAACTCTTGCCAACCTCCCGGCAGGATTCAAGGCTAGGGGCGTAAGGGTTCGTAATGATGACGAGCCGTTACAACCGGGTGAGTGGCGGGATATTGATGCTCCGGGGGGCAACATTAGGGACGCGATTATACCGCTACCGTACAAGGAACCCTCTGCGACTCTCTCATCGCTTCTAGGGGCCCTTGTAGACGGCGGTAGACGCTTTGTTTCCTTTGCAGACCAACAGACTGCCGATGCTAACGGACAGGCGCCTGTAGGCACCACTGTGGCGCTCCTAGAGCGTGGTACAAAAGTTATGTCCGCGATCCACAAGCGGTTACACTATGCACAGAAGAACGAGTTCCGTATTATGGCTCGTATCTTTGCAGAGAACCTACCTCAAGAGTATCCATACGATGTTCAGGGTGGTGATCGCATGATCATGGCGCAAGATTTTGATGATCGTGTAGATGTTGTTCCAGTCAGTGATCCAAACATCTTCTCTATGGCGCAGCGCGTTACACTAGCGCAGACACAGTTGCAGTTGGCCCAGTCGAATCCCGGTGTGCACAACCTACACGCTGCGTTCCGTCGTATGTATCAGGCCCTAGAGGTACAGAACATCGATGAGATTCTGCCTCCGCCTCCACAACCGCAGCCGATTGATCCGATGATCGAGAACGCTCGTGCGTTGACAGGTGAGTTGCTACAGGCATTTGACGGTCAGAATCATGACGCACACATCGAGATTCACTTGATGTTTATGAAACTGCCGATTGTTATGACTTCCCCGCACGTAATGGGAATTCTAACAGGCCATTTGCAGGAACATGTGTCTAAAAAGGCACGGGAATCGGTAATGGTTGAGATTCAAGGTTTGATTTCTCAGGTGCAGTTGATGGCGCAATCGGGTGCAATTGACCCACAAGAGGCGCAACAACGTATTATGGAAGTACAACAGCAAATGCAGAACCCAGATGAACTGGAAAAAGCAATTGCGATGCAAGAAATGGAACTAATGAAGGGCCTAATGGAGCGTATGCAGCCACAAGGTCAGGACCCGATGGCGGACCCATTAGTACAGATCAGAATGCAGGAGCTAAACATCAAGCAGCAAGACTTGCAGCGTAAGGCGCTGAACGACGCTGCGGAGATCGATTTAGCCGAGCAACGTATGCAGCAACAGGCTGTTACGGACTCCGCTCGTATGGAGAGCATGGAAGACATTGCTCAACAGCGAGACGATACCAACCGGGAGAGAATAGAAGTTCAACGGCAAGCTATGGAGCGCCGTAATGCAGGTTAGGAGTAACCCATGCCTATTCTTGAATCCCTTGCCGCCGCGAACGCTGCGTATTCTGTAATAAAAACCGCCATCGGTAACGGGCGGGAAGGTGCTAGTCTTATTGGCGCCGTGGGAAAGTTTCTCACGGCGGAAGAAGACATAAAACAAGCCGTACAGAAAAAGAAAAACAGTCCGCTAACCGCCATCACAGGCGGTGAGGAGGGAGATTGGGAAGAGTTCCAAGCCCTTGAAAACATTAAAGAAAAACGCAAGGAGCTCGAATCTTATATCCGTTTGTATGGGTCACCTGGCCAATGGGATAGGTGGCTCCAGTGGCAAGTTGAGGCCCGTAAACAACGTCAGGAAGCAAAAAAACTAGCGGAAAAGCGGGCCGCTGAACGTTTGGAAGTTGTGCAAATGGTGCTAGGTGTAGTGTTTGCCTTTTTAGGTGTTGCTACGGGCATCTATTTCTTAGGCCAGTACATGGGTAGATGGTAATGTGGGTTCTAGTTTTTCTGCATTTGATGCACGGCAAAATGGAGTATTATCAGTTAGGAACTTTTGAAACCCAAAACGCGTGCTATGCCGAGAAAGAAAACGCAAAAACCCTCGTCAAAGACAGAAACTCAGGCGTTCTCTGCCTCGAAGTTACACTTCCGAATGGGTAAATATGTTTTGTATGACAAAAACGGAAAAGTGGTTATAATCACTTCTAACAAAAGGATTGCGGATCATTATGGTACAACTAACGTCTAGCTTCATCGATGAACTCAAGATAATCCCCCGCCTTATGATGTTGGCGGTGACCATACTCACTTATCAAGCAGTTCACTGGTTTATGTCTTTACCTGATCCGTCTGTAGCCCAGTCCGGGCTCGTATCGGTTTGTATGGGGGCATTAACAGGATGCTTCGGCATATGGATGGGCAAAGAGTCTAAGACTGATCGTGCTTCGCCAAAGCCCAAGGTTAAAAATGAGACCTCTTACGATTCTCCTGATTATAAGTAGTCTCGCTCTTTCGGGTTGTGGACTAAGTGCCCTTGGTTTGCTTGGGGGTGGCGGAGGTCCTACGGTTAATAGTAATGCGCAACTCGGGAAAGAAAATAAACAGGCCGTTGTTACCTACGAAGAAGAACAGAACGCAGGTAGGGATATCGTAACAAAAGAAATAGAAGCAGGGCCTGTAGAAAAACTTCTAGTATCAAATCAGAACATTCCTCCATGGGTTCTAGCCGTACTTTTGTTAGGTTGGCTCTTGCCTACACCTACTCAAATAGGGCAAGGTTTATACAGTATGATACTTGTTGTGTTTAGAAGGAGGGACCAACATGGAGATGTGGCAGTGGGTAATGCTGTTCAGCGCAGTAAGCCTGAATACAATCGTGAACGTCCTCCGCCTTTGGGTGGAGATAGACAAGAAGGAGAAGGATAAGTGGGATATAAACTGGGAAAACGATCTCTAGCAAAACTAGAGGGCGTAGATGAGCGCATGGTAGCGGTTGTCCGTTATGCTATCGGCGTGTCGAAGCAGGATTTTAGTGTGATTTGTGGACTCAGAACCATTAAAGAGCAGCAAGCGCTTGTTGCTAAAGGCGCTAGTCAAACTATGAAGTCAAAACATATTGATGGTCATGCTGTCGATTTGATGGCGTGGGTTGATGGCGGGCGTTGGGAACTCAATTTGTACGATGAGATCGCAGACGCTATGGCAGAAGGTGCGAGAGCCTGTGATGTACCTATTCGTTGGGGTGCTGCATGGACTGTTCCAAACATTGCACAGTGGAACGGAGACATGGAATCTGCTATGAATGATTATATCGACACACGTCGGGGTCAGGGTCGCCGTCCATTTATCGACGC